GTATCGGATGGAACATTAATAGCAAAATATGGAATATCATGTTCCATAGCATAATTAACAATCTATTCTAATGCTTCAATATTATGAACAACAGAAGCATCTAATTCTACATAAGTAATGCATCCAGCATTACTATATCCAGTTAATTGACTTTCAATATCAATTTTATCAAATGGACTCATATTTTTCCATACCGGCACATGGATAGAATTTGTAAAGAAGTCTTTATCACTAACATTTTCAATAACTCCATATTTTTCACGGAATTTTTTGAGAGCTGTATAGCAAAGGTTTTCTGCAGGGGTATAATAAACACCAAAATTCAAATGTTCTTCTTGTTTAAATTGAGCGCATCTGTCTTTAAATAATTGTTCAATACGTTTAGCTAATTCCATTCCTTCTGGTGTAGTGTGATCTTTTCCAATGAGAATTTGAAGAGTTTCAGCTAAACCAAGTTGTCCAATAACCAATGTGCCATGTTTTAATGCACTTATAATTCCTTCTTCTGGATGATAACCAAACATAGTATTATTTTCATACATAAATTTAGCACTAGATGGGTCTTGTGAACAAATCCATTCAAAACGCTCTAAAAGCATATCTTTTGCGTCATAGATTGCTTTGTCTAAAAGATACATAAAATCATCAACAACAGTAACAGATTTATGCTCAATACCAGTTTCTAAATTACTATGTTCATAATCTTCTACTAAACCATGATGCATTGCTTTTGCCTCCATAGCAAGAGTAGGCATAATAATAGTTACTGGGCAAATATTACCACGGCCATCTTTACGCTATGGATTTACTCCTGGTTCTGCATTAATATCAGCTCCATTAACAGTTCTACACGTTTATATCCGATGTTACCATCGGCACAGACTATATCTTCTTATACTAATAAAAGTATAAGTCTTCCGCTTCGGGCCAGCGCCTATCTCTGGTCCTACTCCCTTACATTCATCAGGGATAGTCGTTACAGGTTTTTAATCTTTATCATATCTCCAAATATATCCATAAGCTGTTTTTTGTTTATTATTTAGACAATAATTTATTCCAACATTTTTAGATTCATTTCCTAAAAATCTTGCTGCTTCTCTTGCTGTTTGAAATCTATTTAATAATTGTCCATTTTTATCATACATTAAAACATCAGCAACATATTTAGAATTTTTGTTTCCTTTTCCTTTTTCTGAAATTATTTTTTTAATATAGTCAGAATGTTTATGGTATTCAACTCCACCTAAATCAGCATTATATCCATTTGGTAATAAAGAATTATATTTTTGAATATATTCACATTCTATTTTAGATATTTCATTATCTTCTATATCTATTAAAAGTACTTCAAAAGAAAAATTTTCAATTCCATCTGCCTATATTGCTTTTCCTATAAATGATTTAGAACTTGATTTTTTATGTTCCATAAATCGTTCATATGGATTTCTATTTGTAACACCTATATAATTTTTATTATTTAATAAATTTGTAATTTTATACAAACTATACATTTTATCACCATCTTTTCTTTAAGATGATAAAGATTAAACTTCCCACGGTCTCATCCGCTTGGGACCTAACCGTTAGCACGTTTTTTAACGCACACCCGCGGGCGCGGTTCAAAAGATTTTAGATGAGCTGTAGTTTACACTTACCCATCGTGCTAAAATATGTAGTTGGATCATTTCTATCATAACCAACATTTCCACTCCAATCCACATTAGCATAATTCGGATAAAGGCGTTCTGCTGTACTATGTAATGCTAATTTATATAAATCATAATTTGGTGTGCCTGGTTTATCATTAACACCTTTCATATATTGAAAAATCCCACATGGAAAAATAGATGTTTTATGTAATTTTCCAAGCCCCTCAATACTAACTTCTAATAAAGCACGAGTAAACATTCTTCCTTCTGGTAGAGTACATGTGCCATAATTAATAGAAGTAAATGGTAATTGATTACCAGAACGACTTTGTAATGTATTTAAATTATGATAAAGTCCTTCAACTGCTTGATGAACTTCTTTTTCAGTCATATCCATAGCATATTCAAATACTTCTGGATGCTTTTTCTAAAATTTTATATCATCAAAATGAATAATTCCATCTGGATAGTCTGGATCATCTTTTAACCATTTAGTAAAACGTTTCTATTTATATTCAGATAAATGTTCTATATAAATTAAACCATTTTCAATATGTTTAGTAAAACTTTTACGGATATATGGAACCATTGTCCAGTCAATATGAGTAGCACTTACACCGCCAAATTGTTGTAATGATTGAAGTTGAAAAATAACAGCTACTAATTGGCAAGCAGTATTTACAGATCCAGCAGGACGCACATCAGATTGACGAGTATTAAATCCATTAGCAAGTAATTCATCAAATGGTACACTTAAACAATTGTGATCACCAAGAGCATAGTGGTCTAAATCATGAATATAAATTCTATTATTTAAATGATTAAATCTTGCTTTATCAGATAAAAGATAATTAATAGCATAATCTTTTGTCATATAACTTGCAGCTTCACCCATGCGACCACCAAATGAATATTCATCAACATTAGCATTTTGATTCTATACATTTGCTGCTTCAAGTTTATCTTTAATAGGAGCAATAAAATCATCTTGAACTTTTCTAGCGACTTCTTTTTTATATCTATAACGGATATATGCCCGAGCTACATCTTTACGTTCTGAACGCATTAAATAATCTTCTACGTCATTTTGTATTGTTTCGACATCAACATCGGTATCAGTATATTTTTTGCTTATCTCAATAGCAATATCAGTAGCTGTATCATTTTCATACAACTAACCATCTACCTCGACAAAAGCTTTATTAATAGCATTTACGATTTTTTTGGCATCAAAATCAACTTTTGAATTATCTCGTTTAATAACCATATTTATATATTCCTCCACTAAATGTAGTATAAAATTTCTGCTTATCACTATATTTAGTTTTTCTCTTTTATATTTTAATCATAATTGCCCAGCCGCCCATGCTTTAGCAATTGCAGTCGCTATTTTATTGATATCTCCACCATTATTGTTAGTAATAAAGCAATCTGGTTCTAAATATTTAATTTCTTCTTCTGCAAAATCCATTTCATCAGCAGAATAACGACGAATAATTTCATGTACGTCAGGATTTTTTTCTCGATTTAGCTAACGAATTAATCTATCTTTATCGTTAGCCTCTATATAAATTAATGTTAAGTTAATATTTTCATTATTACGAAGTAGCTCTACTCCTTCTGGATTAAAAACCCCAATATTAATTTTATCTTTTGATAAATTTTCTAAAGAAGTTCCATAACACCAATCATTAAATACTGTAGCTTCTAACATATCACCAGAAAGAATTTTATCGGTAAACTAACTCTATGTTAAAAAATGATAATTTATTCCATCTTTTTCATTTTCTCTCATTGGTCGAGTAGTACAACTAATAATAGGAGCAGCATCATTAAAAATGGGTTGTTTTAATAAAGCATGTAATATTGTATCTTTTCCAGAACCGGCTTTCCCCATTAAAGCAATAATAGTATATTTAGTATTCATAAACTTATACATACCTCCTACCCCTAAGGTCTACATATAACTTCATCGCCAATTATTTCATTCCAAGGATAAAATTTAGTTGTACTCGTTATTTTATCGCATGTTTTACAAGCATAAACATATTCTTCTGGATAAGTTGTATAAACCTATCCAGTAAAATACATTTCTTTTTTACAATTATCACAATATAATCTATGGACTATATTTCTTAAATTTCTATATTCAGTAATCTTTTCCATTATTCTTCCTCTTCTTCATCGCCTTGAGCGCGAGTTGTTCTTATTTTAATTTCATCATCAATAACTTCATCAATTTTATAAAGTTGATGTCCTCCAGAAGAAGCATATTTTTTTGATACAAACATATCATCTAATCTGATTCCTTGAACAATAATCATACTGCCACGATCAAACCAAGATTTTTCAATAATATGTTTTTTCCCATCTTCTCCTTTAGCTGAAATACGCTTATCAAATAAAGCAAAATATTCTTTTCTAAATTTAACATCAACAACACCATCTGTTGTTAATAAACTAACTGTACTTTTATTTTTATTTTTCGCTATACAAGTTCCACATATCTTATATAGTTTATATAAATTTATAGTTTTTCCACCTTTAGTAAAACTTCTATCTATTTCAGGTTCAACTGGCAAATCATAGAAATTAACAAAACCATATCTAAAATTATTAATATGCGCTAATTCATGATCATGATAATAAAAACATAAAGCTTCCATTTCCCAAGCAGAAATAGTTCCTTTAGCATATTTATTCCATTCATCCATAAATATTAATTTATTTAAAGTATCTAATATGTTATTATGATTTTCTGCTATCCACTTACGGAATACATCCATATGCGCTTGATAAATTTTTTCCCAATCAGTTTTTAATATACAATATATATTTCCATTTTGAACAATAATTTCTTCTTTTTGAATATTCATTAAAAAATTAATTGCTCGTTCATCTAATACATAATATGGTTTTAACTTATTTGCCGGAATTGTAATTGCTTTTAAATATCTATTAAATTCATATATTCTACGAGCCATAATACGCTCTTCTGTATCTTCTGGCACTAATTTATATTTCATTAATCCTGCCATATTTTGCAAAGTTATTTTTTTCTTTTTATCACAATTATCCCACAAATACCAAACCATACATTCTTTTCTATCTATTAAATTATCAAAAGCTCCACCTTTAATTAAAGAAATCATAACTTGTTTATTTGGCTTTACTTTATTAATAAAATCTCTTGGAGATATATAAGGGCGATGAGAAATAATTTCTTCAATAATATCATCACCAACATTTAACATACCTTTCATTCCAAAAAGAATCTGATTATTCTCTGGGTCTGGGACAAAACCAAATTCAGAACGATTAATATCTGCTAAACTTACTTTAATACCAGCTGCTCTAATTTGTCCAATAGCTTTTGCTATTTTTTTATAATCTGTTCCATCCTGCTTATCTCCATCATCATCTTCATCGTCACCTAATGCTCCACTATTAACAATAAGGTATGCTGTATTCCAATATACTGGATAATAAACTCCAAGATATAAAGTTTGCATACCAATAAAAGAATAAGCTAAAGCATGAATAATTGAAAATGAATAGCCCATCTATGGTCCAGCACCATATTTCCAAATATACTCACCTAATTTTGGAGATTTCGCAGATTCTAATACCTTTTGTTTTAATCCGGGAATTTTAGACATTTGTTTTTTACCAACAATTTTACGGGCTGCGTTTGCTTCTGCCAATGTAAAACCACAAATATTTTCATCCATTAACATTCGCATTAATTGTTCTTGGCTTGGCGGAACACCATATGAAGATTTAAAATGTGGTTCGATAGCTGTTTGTTCTTCTTTTGTCAATCCACATCTGTCCATTTCCATATACCATTGATTAATATTATTTTTATAGCGGACATATTTATCAAGTGGCATTTCAGCTCCAGGTTCACTTGCCATTAATCTCATTAATCCATTCGCATCTGCCATTTCTAATGGGTTATGTGGTTTAATCTTTTTTGCTGCTTGAGCTCCGACAGAACCTTCAAATTGAAATATTCCTAATACACTACCTTTTGCCAAAGCATCCCACATTTTATCATCATTTTGTGGAAGAACATTTGGATGAAGATATTTATCATATACTTCTCTTAAAGATAAAGTTGGATCTATAACTTCATCTGCTTGAAGTAAATCAATTGTTTCAATAATAATATCTTGCACAGCAGTTAAAAGAAAATCATATTTAACACTACCAGCAGCTTCTTGATCATGTAAATCCCATTGAGTTGTTAAATTTCCATTTCTGGCTTTCATGATAGCTGCTTCACTAAATATATCTTCATCAAATAAAATAACACCAGAAGCATGAATTCCTCTGCGAGACACCAATCCCTCAATACCTTTCATAATATCTAAAAGACCTGGATATTGATTTACTGTATTTATAAATTGCTTTTGCGGCAATCTACCTTTATCAGGATTACCTTCAATCATATCATGAAGATCCCATAAAAATCCTCGCTCTTGTGGGACTAATGATGAAATATATTGTGCATCATCAACATCTATCCCATCTGGATATTCTTCACTTCTATAACCACGACAAGCAGTTAAAACTGCTGATTTAGTTGCTTCCGTACCAAACGTACAAACTTGAACTATACCAAATTCTCCACGCTCTTTACGAATTTCTTCAAAAATCTTTGGAAGTTTACTTGGAGCTAAATCTAGGTCTATATCCTTTAATGGACTATCTCTTACATAATAATTTACTGCGTGCAATAACTTCAATTATTATGCGAATGCGCTACAGGATAGTGCTTATCTCTATCCCTTTATATTAGTCTCTACACTCTTTAACCCAATAAAAACCCTTATATGGTTTATTTTCTTTCATCCTTTTTGAAATACCTGAATAATCTTTACTATTTGTCCCTAACCAAATTAATGCTTCTTTAAT